GGTGCAGGAACCATACCTTGATCTGCTTCAGCACTTAAAACATTACCTAATGGACTTGCTATTTGATCTGGTACAACATTACCTTTTGGATATTTACTAATAGTTTCTTGAACTGTAGGAAATTGATCTGGACGTAATTGTGGACGAGTTTGATCTGCAGTTAGTGTAACAGATTGTGCAGTAGGTGCTTGTTTTTCAGTAGAAACAACATTAGTATTATCTGCAGCAGCACTACCAGCAACACTTGCAACTTTTTCAACATCATTATTACCAAGTCCAAACAGTCCACCAACAGCGGCAACAAATCCTTTACCAAATTTTACAAGGGCATTTTCTTCTTCTGGTTCTTTTGTTTTACCACCCATTTTAGCAAAGGTAGCTTGATATGCTTTTTTCTTTGTTGGGTCTGTTTCTGCAGCAATACGTTGTTCTGCAGCAGCTAACTGCCTACGTTTATCTGCCTGTAACATACCCATTGTAAGCAATCCAAATGGCCCCATTGCCATTGCAATACCCATTGCTGCCGCATTACCTGCCTTACCACCAAAACTATTTTGACGTTCCATAGTTGAAAAATATGTATCATTGTCCATAGATGCATAGTCAGGGTCTATCTGCAATTCTCTTGGTGTATCTGGTCCTTCATCACCACCGCCAGAAGTTTGGTAGCTGTAGTTGTTAGCTGTTTGAATAGCTGCCTGTGTAGCTGTAGGTGCAGCATTAGTAGGAGGCACATACAATGTATACCCTGCAGGTATTTCAGTAGTAGCCTTACCATTTACAGATGTAATAATAATAGAGTTACCATTAGCATCACGGTATTCCTGCATAGTCACTACAGGTGGTTTCATAAAGTCTTCATATATAATAGGTGTTTGCGTACCAGTAGATGTACCACCGCCTATTGTAGGTACAGGTGCAGTTTCTAGTGTTTCCATTTTGGGTACAAAACCACCATTAGCAAACTCCATAGGTTCACCTTTACCACCAACTACAATAAGATCAGCCATACCAAATGGTAAGTCATCAGGCATAGTAGCTTCATCGCTATTACCCATCTGTCCCATGCGTTCCATTTGTTTAAGGCCCATCTTAGCCTCTTGTCGTAGTGCCATCATTTTATCTAGGCCATGATAACGCACTACATCTGCAGGAAATACAAACTCGCCTTCACTTATATTAATTTCTATATCGTCACGCACACCTTCTTTAGTGCCGCCTATGGGTACACGATTGCCTGATACTTCATCAATCTCACCACCTTCATCATTTAATCCACCTAGTGCAAATGCTTGTTGTGTTTGCTTATCCATTAGACCCATTCTGTAGTACCTCTTCTCTCAATAAAAGTAATCTGCGTAATGTATGTATTGCGCCTTGCGCTCTATAGACTATAACACTTTCATCTGTTTGTTCCATAGTGCGGTGCTGTTGTTTAATTAAGTCCTCAACATAGTTATTGAATTGGTCCCACTCCTGCTGGTTGACCACCAGCGGCTTGAGGTTGTTGAGTAGGTTGCTGTTCATTTCCTGTAAATCCTTGTTGTCCCGGCGCAGGTACTCCACCTGTACCTATCGTTGCACCGCCAACGCCAGATGCGTCTACTGGTGGTTGTCCACCTTGCGGTGGTTGTGGCTGTTCCTGTTGAAAGCCCTTCATCATTTCTGCTTGCAGTGCAGCTTCATTCATATTGTTTGTTACTTTGTCTGGATCAAGATCAAGAGACTTTGCAATCTCACGAATAATATAATCAAATTTAGTAAAAGGTGCTAATGGTGGTGCGGCTGCAATCTGCATAAACTGTGTAAGGCGTTGACTGCGTACTTCATTAGCCATAAGACTTTCAGTACCACGTGCCTTAACTTCCAAGTCACCCTTAATGTCAGGGTCAAAGTCAAACTGCATGTTAAATCTAAACAGACCCTCACCTAGTGGACGCAGTAAGTAGTCATCAATGTTCTTAACTACAGACTTAATACTTCCCTGTGCTGCACCCATAAGCATACTAATACCTGATGCAGTTCTACCTACACCTGATACACCTGTTTGCCCATGTGCAAAACTAGGAAAGCCAGTGCTTTCATCTGCAAGTACACGTGCTTTATCAAACAGTTGCAGGTTTTCTCCTGATACATTAGGAAACTTAGTACCAAAGATAGCCTGTCCCGGTGCGCCACCTTGACGCCTAAAGACCTTGCCGGGATACAATGACAAGTCTTGACCGGGAACTAGGTTTGTTTCATCAATCTCTATAAGTAAGTTACCCGACAGTACAGCATTATCTACAGCCATACGCATAAAACCGTTCATTAATGTTTGAGTATCGTCCATGTTTTCAGCGATACCTACACCAAAGAAGCTATAGGGATTGAGTTCATACGGGGCAGCATGATACGGTATACGGGCAGGTTTAAATGGATTAATTACCATACGTAGTAGTTTACCATTACAAATCCAAACATTAGCCTGTAGTTCATCTACATCACTAAGCTCAGAAGGAATGTCTACGCCCTGTTCTTCTAAGAAATCTACATCAACCATGCCCCAATACTCTAGTACCTCATAGCGTTCTACGCCATGTTCAGGTGCATAGTCTGATAGATCATCTTCCCAAAATTCTTTATTGTAATTTTCACCAAGTTGTATTGCATCATCAATTACATTGTCTCTAAAGAAAGGACGTTTCTTAAGTTGACGTAACTGTGTACGTGACATTTTATGGCGTTCAATTACATACTGTGCCTCATCCATATTGTTTGCATCTGGATCAGGATAAAAGTTCCACACAGATACATGGGATACCTGTGGTACTGTTTTAATAGTGGGGCTATACTCACCCTCTTCATTCCAATGAGGATACTCTTTGTCAACAGCAAATGGACCCTTCATAACACCAGTGCCAAACAATGCCATTTCAAATGCAGTATTACGCAGATGTTTACTTGCATTAGATTCTTCTAGCTGATCCTGTATTTTCTTTTGCATTTTCTTTGCAGCTACCATAGCTGGGCTAAATGTAATAGCGGTAGGTGTCATACCTGTGCCATTCTTTAAACCATCTACGCCACGTAGTTTATCTGTAAAGGAGCCTAGCATTTCGCCTAGTGTTTTACTTGTAGCACCTTTAGCCAGTTCCTTACCGTCACCTTTAAATCCATATGGAGTTACAGGATCGTTTTCTTCTGACTCTTTAATTTGCTCTGGTTCTTTAGGATCAAAGTGTACATCTGCTACTACACCCTCTGGTAATTCTGTAGGGTCTACTGTTAAAGGAAACTTATTGTTAGCAAACATAATAGATTCAAGCTGTTGATATGCAGCTAGTGTTTTAGTTTTAGTAACCTTAATAAAAACTCTTGACTTTTCAGCTTCAGTAAATTGTACATCAGGACCGTATATACCACGGTAGTTTCTGTATGCAGCTAACCAGCGTTGTTCATCTTGATTGCGATAATCTTCTGCACGTTTAAAGCGTCCCTCAATGTAAGGAATAATGTTATTGGTTTGATAATCGTCTACAGAAGACTGCTCACTATCTTCTAGTACTATTGATTCGTCTTCAATGAATGTATTATCTTCTTCCATTTATATTTCCTTAATATCCAAAAGTTGAGTCTGCCATTGGCATACTGTTCTGAGGTGTGCCTCTACTGTCATAATCAAATATACTAAAACGTGGACGAGACATTATACCATAACGTAATGCATCATACAAGTGATCTTCAGCATGGGTATCTACATCTTCTGGATTCTTTTTATCCAGTGGTATAGCAGGTAACTGTGATATTGTTTCTGTACAGTTATTAAAAAATACCATGCGTGGTTCTTCTGTAAACTCGTCTATTTGTAAACGTCTGTGTATTTCGTTCTTACCAGCTACACGTGAGCCTTTGCTTCTATCTGAAGGACGCCAGCGACAGCCCCTCATAATCATTTGTTCTGCTAGGCTAGGACCAGTGTCACCACGTTTGTGCCACAGTGATGAGTCAAGTACGCCATACCGCATATTACCATCACCAGCCTCTGCCTCAAGTACCATGTCTGCTAAGTCTACCGCAAGAACTTTAGATACATACAACTCTCTGTACACTACCAACTGCTCATCAGGACTAACCGCAAACCATAGGACTCCTGTGTAACTTCCGTAACCGTAATCGCAAGCTCTAAACTTAACCCAGTTATTAGGAATTTCAAAAGGCTCAATGACATGATCGTGTCTATTAAACTCAGTGAAGGCTGCACCTTCTTTAATGTCCCAATCACCGTCTAGTAATTGCCTACGTTGTTGCTCTGGTAGTGACAAAAGCATTGCTTCATAGTCACCCTGTTGCGACAGGTACGGATTGTCTTTTAGTCTTGCAGGAATAAACCTGCGTTTAAATAATGGTCTACCTGCTTTAGCATGTCCTGCAGGATACTTTAATGGCTCACCTGTTTCAATGTCTGTAGCTATAAATGACTTACCTGCAGGTGAGGGGTCTATAAACATTTTCTTAACCCAGTGATGGCCTCTGCCGCCGGGGTTTGTAGTTGCCCTCATACAAAGAGGTAACTCAGGGTCTGCTGATCTTAAACGTGACCTCATATAATTCCAAGCAAAAGGTGTAGCCCATTGGGTAAGTTCATCAAAACCGATCCAGCTAAAGGCCAATCCTTGATACTTAGTAACATCCTGATCCTTATCTAAATAACTCATCCACAGAGTAGCCCCTGATGGTGCAGTCCATTGCATCTTACGTTCTGACCATTTAATACCGGGCCAAATCTTAGGGTACATTTCCTGCGATTTACTAATAAGTTCTCTTAGTTCTTCTGTTGTGTGGCGTAGTAGTAGGCCGCTAAAGCTGGAATTACCCATGTACCTAAGAGGATCAGCAAGCATAGCGTAAGACTTACCCCCACCAGCACTGCCTCCGTACAGGACTTCTCTTTCACCTGCGGCAAGAAAGTTAGTCTGCGGTCCCTCATTGGGCTTAAAGATAACATTGTGGGTTTCCTCAACTTCTTTAATATAGTCATGCTCAATTATGTTAGGCTGGGGTAGCTCTTTCTTCGTTGTCTTTTTTGCTGTCAAGCCTTTTTTCTTCAATGGCTTCCGCTTTGGCGATTGCCGCTTTCGCATATTCAGCCCATCTGCGTAGGCTTGTAGCTTGTTGTTTTCTACTTCTTTCATTCTTTACCCGTTTCATTAACCCTACATGAGAAATACTTCTGCCTGTATGTGCGCTTAACCAATTAGCGACTTCTCTATACGAATATTGTTTTAAATATTTTCTAGCTTGCAGTAATTTATTTAACTCATCTGGTACAGGTTTAAGAATGCCTGTGTCTTCAGGATCAACTACATACCCAAAAGGTATTGTACGTGATATTCTAGGAATGTCAACCCATTCATTATCAACTTTTACATCAGTGGGTTGTGGTAATTTCCATTTGCCTAGTGGCCTAGTCATTGCACAAACAATTATCTGTGTCTTCACCACAGTCACACAATTCTTTATTCTTAGCTGGCATTAACATAACGCCACCCTTTGCTTCTACTTGCATCTTTTCTGTTTTAACCAATCCAGTGCGATCCAGTAGTTCCTTTGCAGAAGCAACTTTATCTTTGATGCCCAGTTCCGTGGGGTCATATAAACCACCGACAATAGCCATTGCAGCCTTTGGTGCATTTCTTGCCATATACATTTGAGTTGCTTCAAGTACTTCTTCCTTTATGCCTCTAATTAAATCACTAGTGCTGTAGGTATCTGAATACCCCGCTAGTTTTTTAGCAAGTACTACATCACCACCTGCACCATCAAACAGTACATTAAGAAATGCTTGTTGTTTTTCTGTAAGTGTACGTGCCATTAATAAAACATCCCACCTTTACGATAATCTTTTGTGCCTGTTTTAATTAGACCACCTTTGTTTTTATTACGTTTTGTAATAGGTTCATCGCTACCTTTACCGGGCGTATCTGCAGAATTTCTACGCTTGTAGATTTGATTGTCACTATTAGTTTCACGGCCCGTACTAAATCCTTTATCAGACATAAGTTTTTCAACTTCTCTTATCATAGCATTAGTCTTGCCCTCTCCTATGATAGGAGATAAAGGCTCTACTATTTTCATGTATTCATCGCCTAAATCTTTAACTCGTTGGTCTATTTCAAAACTTGTCAAATCGGCTTTTTTAAGATTTTCTACCCTACGTTTAAATAATAACAGGGCTTGTCTTTGTTTTAAACGGGCTTGTTTAACCTTACGATTATCTGGTCTTGTGTTTGCTTCAGTCTTAGGCATTATTTTAGTTCCTTATATTTTGGTAAGCAATAAGCTATAGCTCTATCTTCTGGTGCTATGCCGTGTGTACTATATCGTTTAGTTATTTGATTTGCATAGTAGTTGCAGTGTTCAATCGTATTAAATACCATTGTGTCCTCTATACGTTCTCTGTCTATGCCAAGATAAACTATTAGTACAAAGGTATACACCTTTACATCATTTCAAAATGTGGTGCATCAATAAATGGTCTACGGCCTTGTGATCTACGCAGGTCTACATAGCTATTCATAGCGTCTTCCATAGAGCCGTCCCACTCAGCAATGTTACCTACACTCCAAGCTGCGCCCCACTTAATAGGTACACCATGAATACGTGCAGCATCAGCCATAGCATCAGCTAAGTCATCA